GAAGGCTCTCAGCCTTCTGAATACGAGGATGAATTTATAACAGATTAAGCCTTTCAGTTATTCGGTTTTGCCCATCCTCCCTAAAAAAACGGGCAACCATTCATGTGACCGAAGCAAGCGATAAAGCGATTCAATCAACTCTCGCTGAAGCTGGCTGGAAGGCGCGAATCACCATGTATTTAGGTCTTATAGTTCAAGATAACACCTTAATACTTTTTTTACTTTTTACATGCAGGAGAAAGAGTAATGAGCGCAGAAGTAGTTAAATTAATTATTTATCACATAGGATTTTATGAATATCACTTTAGACGCAAACGACCTAACTACCGTCAACCTTTATGCAGATGTTAAAACATCCAAAAGTTGCCAATATTCACAAAAAAATAATGAATTTGTGGACAGTCTGAAGGTGTACGCCAATCAAAGACTTGGAGTTGCCTCTGAAGTAGCTGCGGCAAAAGCACTTGGCGTTTTCTACAATGGCAACCTTCTTACGCCTTTATCTAAAGGCGATTTGGCTCCAAACATTGAAGTTCGAGCAACTAAGCATAGAAACGGATATTTAACATTAAGAAAAGGTGACTTAGACACAAGCAAATTCATTCTCGTCATTGCAAATGATGAATTAACCGAATTTAGAATAGCAGGTTGGATATTAGGAATCCTTGGCAAAAAGGAACAATATTATAGGCTTCAAGGCTCAACAATAGAAACCTTTAATGTGCCACAAAGCAAACTGCAACCTATAGAAGAATTAAAAATCTTAATGGGGAATTATGAAACAAAACAATTTGATTACTTCAGTAGCTCAACAATGCGAAGTAAATCCAGCAGAATTAGAAGAAGTTCTTTTCAAAACAGTTTTGCCTTCGGGGAACAAGCCTGAACACTTAATGGCATTTTTAGCAGTAGCCAAGCAGTTTAAACTCAATCCAATTACTAAGGAAATTTGGGCATTCCCAGACAACAAAGGCGGAATCACAACGAGTATTTCCGTTGATGGCTACATAAAGATCATGAACAACCATCCTCAGTTTGAGCGGATTGAATTCGGCAGAGAGGCAGATGAAAAAGGCAAAGTCATTTCCGCCACGGCTCGCATTTATCGCAAAGACCGCACACACCCAACTGAGGTGACAGAATATCTAAGCGATTGTTATAACGAGAGAAGTCCTGCTTGGAAAAACTATCCCAACCGGATGTTAAGACAAGCAGCCATGAAGCAAGCCATCCGCTTGTGCTTTGGCATCACTGGCCTGGATGCAGAGTTTGACGAAAACGGAGAAACCGTTGAACCGAATCAACCAGAGCCATTCATTGAGGCAAAGGCCAATCCGGTTTTTGAGCGTTGCAAGGCTCAGTTCGAGGAAGCCAAGAACCGCAACGGTTACGAAAACGCTCGACGCATGGCGCGAGAAGCCAGCAATCACAAGCAGCTCAGTCAGGAAGAAATCAAGGCATTGACGCAACTGATGACACTGACCGAGGACCGTTTGGGACTGATACCGGAGACAGATGAAAGTCAAGCTGTCGTGGCATGAACTCGCAATGGCAACCGAGATTGGCAGATTGCGAAACCTAGCCAATATCAAGTATCAGCGCAAGGATTCCACTAATCAGACTCGCTACGATTGGCACAATCATCTCGAAGGCGCATGTGGTGAGTTAGCGGTTGCCAAGGCATTAGGCCGCTATTGGGACGGCAGCATAGATACGTTCAAGAAACCGGACGTTTGCGGCTTTCAGGTACGAACGGCATTGAGCCACAGAAGCCTCATCATCAGACCGATTGATTCCGGTGAGGACAACTTCGTTTTGGTTACTGGCAATTCTCCATTTTATGAGATTCACGGCTGGATTAAAGGCAGCGAAGGTAAGCAGGACCAGTTCTGGAGAACAGATGTTCGCTCACCAGCTTGGTTTGTTCCCATCAAGGCACTGAACCCCATTGAAACGCTAGAGGTTTGAATGACCGTCATCAAGCGAGTTCCCGATAATATCCCATACACGGTGATTGGGAATCACATTCTACAGAATGACAACCTCTCACTGACTGCCAGAGGGTTGCTGGCGTATCTCATCAGCAAGCCACCAGACTTTCAGATTCGGGTTGACCAGTTGCGTGACCATTTTCAGGAAGGCCGAAGGCGAGTGACGAACGCATTGGAAGAACTGAAGGAATCGGGCTTTCTCAAGAAGCAACAAATCCGCAATGACAAAGGACAGGTGAAATCATGGCAATGGATTATTAGCCAAGAGCCACAGAGTCCAGATGTCCAGATGTCCACTTCTAGCCATCTGGAAAATGAGCCTAAAAAACCAGATGTCCAGATGTCCACAAGTAGCCATGTGGACAACTATATAAATAAAAGAAATAAGGATGAAATTAAATATAAAGAAAAAAATAAAGAATTAGATCCAGCTTTTGAAAGCTGGTGGCTTGATTGGCGGACGAAGGTTGCTAGGTATCCTGGCAGAAAAGCAAAAGCCAAAGAACACTTCAGGAAGCTGCTGGCAAAGTTCAGTGTTGCCGAAATTGAGACTGCCACGAATCACTACTTGGCAGAATGCGGAGACAGCTTCACCAAAGACGCAGAACGCTTCTTAGTTGAGGATTTGATTCAGCAGCACCAAGAACCACCAGTTGTACCAATCCGAGGCAAGCCGCAAGAACAACCTCGAAGACTCACCGCACAAGAGCAATCAGTCAAACGCATGTTGGAGAATTATGCAGAACGTCACGGAGAAACAGGTGATTCAGGCTTTGGCAATGGTTTCGATGAATTTGAACCGACCGATACCGGAAGGATTACATCAACTCTGGGTTCAAGCCTTTTGCAATGAGGCTCAGATTGACCAAGCTGACTTTTCCAAAGCCATTACGAAAGTCATCAGCACAATGAGCCAATGGCCAACCATTGCGGACATCAACGCAGTTTTGAATGTCATTGCGAAGTATCGGATTCAAGAGCCAAAAGCTTTGGCCACCGTTGATTGTCGCAAACGTCAACAACTTTCAAAGCAGTACCTCTCGCAGTTGAAGGCTCTTGCTAGCGCCTAATGATAACTTTTAAAATCAGACCAGTCCCCAAGCCAAGGCAGAGCATTCGAGATAAGTGGAGTCCGAGCAAATCCACATTGCGCTACAGACTGTTTGCTGACGAGCTGCGTTACCAAGCGATGGATATGAAGTTTGTTTTGCCGGACAGCTTTGCCGTTGAGTTTGTTATTCCCATGCCAAAAAGCTGGTCGATTCGCCAAAAGTCTTTGATGAACGGAAGACCTCACAAGCAAACACCGGATTTATCGAACCTTTTGAAATCACTCGAAGACGCACTGAGAAAAGAAGACAAAGAAATCTGGGACGTCCACGCCTCAAAGCGCTGGGGGACCGAAGGACAGATTCGGATTTACTCGCAAAACGATTTTGATTGGGCAGATTTATGATTTTGAGCCATCAAGCACTGAACCGATTGAAGGATTTAGGCCACTTGCCACGATTTGCCCAGGTTGGGCCAAGCAGCGTTGACCTTCACTTGTCCAACACCTTTGCCCAGTTAGGCGTCAAGCAGAAGTTTCTGTTTCTGGATTCAGAATCCGTTTATCAACACACGGTGACGGACGATTTCCTTTTGGAGCCGAACAAGTTTGTTCTGGCAAGCACTCAGGAAAAGATTTCAGTTCCGAATCACCTAGCGGCTTTTGTCGCTGGTAGAAGTTCAGTCGGAAGGCTTGGATTACAGATTCAAAATGCTGGATTTGTCGATGCTGGTTTTCAAGGACAGATTACGCTGGAGTTGTACAACCAAGCCGAGAAGCCGATTCTGCTAAAGGCTGGCGTTCGCATTTGCCAAATTGTTTTTTTTAAGTTGGATGAACCAACCGCTCAACCGTACCAAGGAAAGTACCAACAACAGGAAGGCGCAACAGGTTCAAGGCTTTATAAGGATTTTGAGGCGTGACGATTGGTAAACTTTGGCGAACCAAACTGAGGAGTCGCCACAGCGAGTGCTGCCAAACCACGCGAAGGAAGTTTGCTCAATCAAAAGCAATAATGGCGATTTACGGACGCTCGCCTGACGCTGCGCCTCAATGAACGTGAACGAAAAACTTTTTCATGAGATTGAACGAATTCGTTTCTTAGATCCAGACTTGTACGTCTGGTTCGAGGAGCGAGCTGCAATCATGCAATTCGATGGTGGGTTATCTAGAGAGGAAGCTGAACGTGAGGCGCTACACTTGGCAAGACAACAGAAGGCCACTCAGCGAAAGACTCGAAGAGAGGCTTGAGAAGCTGAAGAAAAAAGCTGCTTTTCGCGTTTGTCCAGAATGCGATTACCAAAAGCCAAACACCAAGGTTTATTTCAACGATTTCGCCAAATGCAAACTATGTCAGCAAGTGGAGAGAGATGCCGCTAAAAGGAGACAAAGGCTTAAAGATTCCGCGCCAGTACCTGCGACAAGTCGCTAAAAAATTTCCTGATGCCGTAGGGAAAGCGGTTCGAGATACGCTCTTTGACGTTCGCACTGGACTCTACGAAGAAATGGGAGATGTCTTTGACAGACCAACGCCTTTTATTGTGCCGAAGAACAAGAAGAAGCCAGGACGCAGAGGCTCACTCTTTGTCGAGTACAGTATCAAAGACCAGAACGGCAGAGTCTACGCAAAAGACCTAAAAGGCGCAGTCGGCAGCTCATTAACGGCAGAAGAAATTCTTTTGCCGCACATCACTGGACAAGACCGAGAACACAAGCGTTTTGAGAAAGCACTTTACCGAATTGGCGCATTACCCAAAGGCTGGTATGCCGTCCCATCCGAAGAAGCACGTTTAGACAAATACGGCAACCTCACCAGAGGCTCAATCACTCAGATGCTGAGTTATCTGCAAGCGAATCCTGACGCCATGCAGAACACAACAGCAAAGAGCATGGCTAAGAAAAAAACGAAGTATAGCTATTTCGTGGTGCGAGACAGAAGCGGCAGACCATACGGCATAAAGAAGCGAACGAGCAAAAACGTGGCGAAGTGGTTTGTGATTTTTGTAGATGGCTCAGATTACGAAGCGGAAAGGCTCGACTTCCAGTACGTTGGCGAGCTTGCCATTCGCAGACAGTGGCCTAAAAACTTCGCTTATTGGCGGAAACAAATCTTTGACCAGCGCAGACGAAAGGTCGCAGCCTAATGGACATTGTTTGTATTCTCTTCAACGGCAAAGAACGCCACCTGCCCAGCTATAGCGCAAACGCTGGCTACTCTGCCGAATGGGTGGATAAGCTGGCGCGAGCGATTAAGCGGAACACCAGCAAGAGTCACAAGTTCATTTGCCTGACAGACCGAGAATATCAGTTCAACGAAACCGTCACGCAAGTTGCGCTCGACTGTGAAGACTTGGGTTGGGCCTGTGTGATGGAAGCGTTCAGACCTGGGCTTGGCAAAGGCCGCAGGTTCATCATTGGACTCGACACGCTCATCACGAACAACATTGACGAGCTACTCAACTGGCGAGGCGAGTGTGGGCTACTCACAGACCCATTCGAGCCTCACACCATATGCAACGGGATCGGACTGTTCAGTGCTGCTGAAGTCAAACGAATCTGGAACTTGTGGCAACACCGAGCAGAAAGCGGAATCAATTACCAGTATAAGAATCTGCCAAGCGAAATGGCTTTTCTTCGTGTGGTTTGCTCAAACGCCACAAAACTCGACCAAGTCTTTCCTCATGAGATTCAAAGCTACAAAGTCCACTGGACACACCAGCCAGAGCAGAGAAGCAAGGCGCGAATCGTTTACTTTCACGGCAATCCCAAACCACCAAACATCGAACCCGAACTGATGGCGCACTGGCTATGAAAATCCACTCAACTGTTCACGTTGAAGGTGACGTCAGCTTTGGCAAAGACGTTAAGATCGGGCCGAATGTCTGCCTCTATGGGCCACTGGACATAGGCGCAAACTGTGAAATTTATGCAGGTGCAGTCATTGGCTCTGACCCACAACACCGCAGCAGACGAAAGCTGATGGGAGTCAAGATCGGCAAAGGTTCAGTGATTCGAGAATACGTCACGGTTCACGCTGGGATTGCGAGGCAAACTGTAGTGGGTGACTTTGCTTATCTGATGGCTGGCTCGCATGTGGCGCACGATTGCTTTCTTGAAGAGAACGTCACGCTTGCGAACTCTGCTTTGCTGGCTGGTCACTGTCACGTTATGCGGAACGCAAACCTTGGCTTAAACGTTTCGGTCCATCAATACAGTGTGATTGGCTCTTACACAATGCTCGGCATGGGTACGGTAGTCCATAGCCGCTCAAGGATTGAGCCTGGTGTTGTCTACATTGGCAATCCAAGCAAACCGCTGAGAATGAATCACTTGTCGATGAACAGAAGCCACGTTGAGCTTCAGGAACTCGAAGACGAGCGCAAACGCTTTGAAACCTTGCGAAAGCAGATGAGGTAATGGCGGACATTTATGACGAGGAGTATGTCAACCGGAAGCTTGCAGAAGTAATTCACTGCAAGACTTGTGGACAGTTGATGACACCTGAACTTCAACAGTGGTCTTGGCAACACTTAGGAAATGGTAACAGGAAGTGGAGACGAGTTTCCCCACATTGCAAACCATGCTTATCAGCAAAAAGCCTGAAACGATACAAAATTGCTGGCGTTAGCGAAAAACAAAAACTAAAAAGACTTGAAGCACAAAAAAAGGCTCAAGCAGAGCGTTATAAGATTAAACAAAAAAAAGAAACAGAGCGGCTACAACAAAAAAAAGCAAAAAATTTAGAAAATATTCACAAAAGACGGCAAAGAGTTCTAGACAGAATTAAACGCCAAAGAAATGAGTCAATGTATTGCAAGACTTGCAACGCATTAACTCCAATAGAATTGCAGCAATGGTCTTGGCAGTCAAAGTGTGGAGAGAAAATGTTTCAACGAATTTCGCCACACTGCAAACCATGTTTAGACAAAAAGAGATTAGAAAAAAACCAAGAATTTAAAAAACAAAACGAAGAAGCAATTCTTAGAAAAAAAGCTGAAGCGGCAGCAAAGAGGCAAGAGCAGAGACGGAAACAAACAGAAGAGAGGATTGAACGGCAAAAAAAAGAATCATTCATCTGCAAGACTTGTGGAGAATTGACGCCACCAGAACTCCACCAATGGCATAAAAAGCGTTACAGTAATGGTGAGGAACGATGGACTAGAAGCGCACATTGCAAGCCTTGCTTAAGCCAGAAATCTTTACAAAACCAAACAAAAGACCCCCAAAAATACAAACAGATTAAAAAAAGACTTCGCGAATACAAACGCATTCTTCAGCAAACTAACCCAGAAAAGTTTAAGAATGACAAACGGAAAACTAAGGTAAGAAGAGTAGCAAGACAACTAAAACAGTCTGATGGCTCAGTAACACAAAAAGAATGTTATCGAATCCTAAATAGTCGAAACGATTGTTTATACTGTGGAGAAATATTAGACAAAGAAAACAGAAGCCTTGACCACTTGGACCCATTGAGCAAAGGCGGATTGCACAGCACAGCTAACCTTGTGGTCTGTTGTCGCACTTGCAATATCAAGAAAAGAGACACCACTTTTGATAGTTGGGTAAAGAAGTTGCCAGCTTCGAGGTCTAAACTTGCAAAAAGTGTTTATAACAAGCAAATCGGAAATAGTAAACAATTACAATTGTTTACAGGTTCTTTTGGCTAATTCTGCCAGGGGTACTTATGAC